TGTTTTGCAGGCTCTGGCCTTCATGTTCGACACGGAAGGCGCCAAGATCGACCAGAAGGTCTTCAATCCGAGCCGGATTTGCAAGATTTACGGCACGGCGGCGCGCAAAGGCAGCGGAGAGGAGCCCCGACCGCACCGATTGACCTCTCTGAAGGCCCCGAGCGAGGCTGTGGCGCAGGTTTCGGCCCGTTTGCTGCTCAACATGGCCTCGATGCTGCCCGAGAAGGGCGAAAACACGGGCGCACCACTCGGAATGCTCGACAATTACCTCTCCGAGCACTTTCCAGGGCTCGAGGGGCCGATTCCGTGGGGCGATGGCGGCCGGAAGTGGGTGTTTCCGGTCTGTCCGTGGAACACCACGCACGTCGACCGCTCTGCCTTCGTCGTTCAGTTCCAGAACGGCGCGATTGCAGCCGGATGCCTCCACAAGCGCTGCAAGGGCACCTCGCACGGGCAAGATGGCGGGGTCAAGGGCTGGAAGGCGCTCCAGAAGCTGGCCGGGACGCCCTTCAAGGAGGCTGTCGAGACCACCATCCTCTCAAGCTCGGGCAGGTACCGCTTCACCGACCTGGGCAACGCCCGCCGGATGGTCGACAACTACCCGATGGAGATCATCCACTGCGTTCCGCGCAGCCAGTGGTACGTCTTCGACGGGCAGCGGTGGAAGCCCGACCGGGACGGGGAGATTGAGCGGTGCGCGAAGGCCTCCATCGAGGGCATCTTCACCGAGGCGGACGCATGCCCCGATGCGGACATGGCCAAGGCCCTCCGCAAGCATGCGACCCGCTCGGAGTCGGCACGAGCCCTGTCGGCGATGGTTCAGGTGGCTCGCACCGAGCCCAACGTGGCTGTCCTGCCCGACCGCCTCGACCGTGACCCGTGGCTCTTCAACGTCGCCAACGGGACGCTGAACCTGAAGACTGGGAAACTGACTTCCCATGACCGCACAGACTTCCTGACCAAGATCAGCCCTGTCGAGTGGCTCGACGACGCGACCTGCCCAGAGTGGGATGCGTTCCTGGCCTACGCCATGCGCGACGACCCCGAGGTCATCGGGTTTGTCCACAGGTTCTTCGGCTACTGCCTCACGGGGCTGTGCACAGAGCAGGTACTCCTGTTCATGGAGGGCACCGGCCAGAACGGCAAGTCGACCGCGCTGCTCATCCTCATGTACATCCTGGGAGACTACGCCATCCAGGGTGCCCCGGGGCTCCTGCTCGCGAAGAAGGGCGAGAGCCACCCGACCGAGGTGGCCGACCTGGAGGGCGTGCGGTTCGTGGCCAACGCCGAAGTCGAGAAGGGCAAGCCGTTCGCCGAGACGCTCATCAAGCAGCTCACGGGCTCTGACCGCATCCGAGCTCGCCGCATGCGCCAGGACTTCTACGAGTTCGACCCGACCCACAAGCTCATCATCGCAGCCAACCACCGCCCCATCATCAAGGGCAATGACGAGGGCATCTGGCGTCGCGTCCTGCGCCTGCCCTGGGCGCGCAAGATCAGAGACAAGGACCCGTTCTTCCTCGACAAGCTCAAGGCCGAGGCACCGGGCATCCTGCGCCGGCTCGTCGAGGGCTGCCGCGAGTGGCAGCAGCACGGGCTTCGCCCGCCCCCCATCGTGGCCTCGGCGACGAAGGAGTACCGCGAGGAGATGGACCTGCTGGCCGAGTTCTTCGAGGAGTGCTGCTACCTCGGGGAGCAGTACGCCACGCCGAAGAAGGCCCTGTACATCGCCTACGTGGACTGGTGTGAGACGTTCCACCAGCGCCCCGTCGGGTACAACCTCTTCGGTCGCCAGCTCTCCGAGCGCGACTTCCGCTCGCAGCCCCGGTACATCACGCAGGGCAACGTGAAGAAGAGCGTGCGCGTCTGGCTTGGCGTCGGTCTGCGTACCGCCGGTACGGTCATGACCATGAACCGGGGTGCGTCATGAGGGAAGCCCGCCCTTCTGTGCGGGGGCGCTCGTTCATCGTCATGATGGGCTTGCTGTTGACGAAGCGGTCTCGTATTCGCGGTGAGATCTTCTGGACCGCTGTACGAGAGCTGCGTGAGCGGTACGGGCGCAAGATCCCGTCCCGCTGGCCCCGAAGCCGTAGCTACCTCACTTTCGGTAGCACGACGGCGGAGACGCTCGAGGAGAACCCACACGCGCTTGAGTGGATTCTGTCCGACACCTTCTGCCTGTCCCCCGAGAAGTGGCCCGAGTCGATGCTCGGGGCGTTCAAGCACCGGCTCATCCCCAGCCCGTACGAGTACGGGCGCATCTGGCTGCGCACCCACGTCCCCTACAAGGCAGGCGACCAGCAGTACCTCGACTACGGCTACCTGAAGCTCTACGCCTACGGCATGCCCCTCCGCCTCATCGCGGCGCACTTCGATGTCGAAGAGCGTGCCATCCACGAGGGCATGTTCCGCGCCATGGCGAAGATGTACGACTTCCCCGCGTTCGTGGTCTGGGCTACCGCGACCGACTTCAGGAAGGCCAAGATGCTCCCGCAGATGTGGCACGTCTGCGGTGACTCGCCAGGCGAGCGGGGCAAGTTCCTGAAGACGCTCCAGACGGACATCTTCTCGCTCGATGTCGAGACGTTGCGCCCCTGGGTGAGCAGCCCCCTCATCCTGTCCTACCTTATCTACTCGACGCCGAAGCAGCCTCGCGAGGGCGTCTACCCTTGCGACAATTATCTCGGGAGCACGTACAAATGAGCAAGTCCAATAAGCCTGTCGGTCGCCCCCGCACCAACGTCAGCCCTGGGGCTGACTACGCCCAGTGGCTCATGCTGGTGCCCAAGGACATGCGTGGCGAGGTCGCCGAGTTCATCCGCAAGCACCCCCTCGAGACGCTCGAAGATCTGGCCGAGTTCAACAAGATCATCATGGGCGCCATCATGGAGGGCCGCATCACGCCAGTCATCGCGGCCGAGTTGCGGTCGTGGCACGAGCTCACCTTCAGCATCATCGCCGCGAAGAACTCGTTGAACGGCTCACCCGAGAACGCGTACACCGATGTCATCACCGCCTTGGTGCAGGTGAAGCGTGAGACGAAGAAGATCGAGCCCACCTACTTCGAGGCGGACGACTTGACGGACATTCGGGAACCCGTGAAGATTGCCGCAGGCGAGGGGGAGTGATGGCCGAGACGAAGTCCCGCGTCAACGAGGCCGGCAACTACACCAAGCCCACGATGCGGAAGGAACTCTTCAACCGCATCAAGGCCGGGTCTAAGGGTGGGGCAGCCGGCAAGTGGTCTGCCCGCAAGGCCCAGATGCTCGCCAAAGAGTACAAGGCGAAGGGCGGGGGGTACAGGGACTGATGGCACTGAAGAAGCCCCAGAAGTCGTTGTCGCGGTGGACCAAGCAGGACTGGGGCACCAAGTCCGGGAAGCCCTCTGTGCAGGGCCCAGAGGCCACAGGCGAAGCCTACGCCCCCAAGGCAGCCATTCGAGCGATGTCTCCGCGCACGTACGCCTCGGCGACTGCGAAGAAGCGTGCAGCCACCCGCATGGGCGAGCAGACCGCCAAGCACGGGCTCCACAAGGGGAAGAAGCGATGAGCAAGATCAAGGACGCTCGTGCTCGCGCCACGATGCAGCGCCTCGACCTAGCGGGCTACAACAAGCCCAAGCGCACGCCGGACCACCCGACCAAGTCGCACGTCGTTATGTCGAAGGAAGGCGACCGGACCAAGCTCATCCGCTTCGGCGAGCAGGGGGCGAAGACGGCAGGGAAGCCCAAGAAGGGAGAGGGCTCCAAGATGAAGAAGAAGCGGGCGTCCTTCAAGGCACGGCACCGGAGGAACATTGCCAAGGGCAAGATGTCCGCAGCCTACTGGGCTGACAAGGTGAAGTGGTAGGTGGGCCAGCTCAACGCCAACATGCCCTACATCCAGTGCTTCATCCGACCCGAGTACACCGGGCTTGAGGGGCTGATGGAGGGCTACATCTTCGGCGTGAAGTCGATGCTCAACCGCCCGCTGCACTTCCACTTCCAGTCCCGCATCGGGGCTGTGTTCTGGAACATGCCCATCAGCGCGTTCGTTCACTGCGAAGACTTCGACGTGCTGTCGAAGGACGAGACGCGGCGGCTCCAGCTACTGGAGAGCTGGGACTGCCAGTCCAACAACATCGCGGTCACGACGTTCGCGTTCCTCCAGAACAAGCGGGTCGACGTGTTCTGCCGTGACCGGCAGTGGCGCAGCGGCCAGTACCTGACGACCATCGACGACTACGAGGGCGACCTCAACGAGTTGAACGTCGGGTACTCGAACGACCAGGACAGCAAGTGCTTCCACTTCATCATCCTCGATGACGGGAACTACTGCGTCCAGCCGAACAACCTGCTGCGCTGGCACAACGCGGACTTCATCGTCCCGTACCCGAAGGACAAGCCGCCCCGCATCAAGGTGTTCAAAGAGCCTCTTTGCTCCGAGGACATCGACCGGTCGTACGGCAACAGTCCCTACTACTTCTACGCATACGACGAGGCGAAGTCATGAAGCAGAAGCTCGACAAGATCAGCAAAGAGCTGGCAGGCGCCTCGAAGAAGCACGCGAAGCAGTCGGAGCAGCTCGCGGGCTCTGCCAAGCTGCACGCGCGTCAGTCGACTGACCTGCGAGAGCTCGTGAAGAACGCGGCTCGCAAGGCTCTTGCGCAATAGGAGTACGTCATGGCCGAGAGACCTTCTCCTGAAGAGATGAAGAAGCGCGCTCAAGCAGCCGCGCAGTACGCTTTCATGCGTGACCGGCCCATAAGTCTCGCAGACTTCGCCCCTGAAGAGGAGCCGCCGGGTGTGTTCGCCCCGGAAAGCATCGAAGGGCCGAAGATCTACGACGCACTACGGCAAGCCTCTCTCACGCCCAAGGGTGCCCCTAGCGTGACGGCTGCGGTGGCCGAGGAGCTTATAGGCGGTCCTGTTGCCCAGACCGTAAGCAAGGTCGTCAAGGCCGCCCCACTGGTCGGCGCTGCTGCCGAGGGCTTCGGCTCGATGGCGGGGCGTGCGAAGGAGATGGTGAAGGGCGCACTGAAGGGCAAAGCTGCGCCGACAGCGGGGGCAGAAGCTGATGCGTACTTCGCTCCAGAAGCTCTGAAGAATGCGAGGAAGCAGCTTGACGACCATAAGAGCCGTGAGACGCTTGTGTACCTGACCCCCGAGCAGTTCTTGCGGATGGCAGAGCCTATTCCTCCTAATTCATCGACTCATAAGGCAGAAGGTGTCGCAAAGGCTCTCGACGAAGGCTCTAAGCTCACAGATGTCCTATACCTTCGCCTCGGCGAAGGAGGTCGAGTGAAAGGGCATGACGGGAGGCATCGCGCAATGGCGTTGATGGAGCGAGGCGTCCAGCGCGTACCAGTGAAGATTAAATCTGACGATATCGTCTGGAATCGCCAATCGCCCAACCCTCAGACACGTTCAGAGCTCTACGACTACATAGAAAATCTGCCGGAAGAGATGGTCGGCGAAGACGGTGTGAGTCGCATTCCGTTCCCGTTCCATCGAGAAGGCCCGCAGCGAGGGCAGCCCTTGGACATGTACCGTGCCGACGCAAGCGGCTCAGACGTTCCCCCCATTAGGTCTCGTGGTCCCGCCGCAGACATGCAGCTTGAGCCCACTCCAGTTGAAAGCGTGAGCGAAGACCTCGCAGAAGAAGTCCCCGCTATCGATGACGAAGAGTACGAGAAGTTTATGTCTGCGATCTTCGGGAAGCCTCCGCGGTGAAAGCTCTCCCTGCCGAAGCCCTAGAGGCCCTGCGCGACCCGACCATCAGTCTGCCCGCGTACGCCAAGATCATCGACCAGAAGACCGGTCGCGAGATCCGGTACGACCCGTACGCCATCACCGACAAGCTCCAGGCTACGGTGGTCGGCTACTACTCGAACCCGCCGGTCACCGACATGGGCCAGGTCAAGTGGCTCAACCTGCTGGGCTACCGGCAGGGCGGCAAGTCCCTGACGGCCGAGGCGTGCGGCTACGTCAAGGCAGCCTACACGCCGGGCTGTGACCACGTCTGCATCGCTGACACGAAGGACCGCGCCGAGTACCTGCACCGTCGCGTCCACCTCATCCATCAGAACTGGCCCGATGTCGTGCGGGCTGACACGGTCCCGAACCGAGAGGTCCGCCAGCTCTCGTTCCAGCACGGGGGCAAGATGCGCATCTTGTCCGGTGAGTCTGGAGCCGTCGGCATCGGGCAGTCGCCGGACAGCTTCCACGGCTCCGAGCTGCCCTGGTGGCGCGCGGCCGGCAGCCAGTTCTCGATGATCTACCCGTCCATGATCAACCGAGACCACGCCCAGGTGCTTCTTGAGGCGACCCCCGCTCCGATGTCGATGCCTTCGACGGAGTGGTGGCGCGACCAGTGCCGAGACTCCAAGCTCGGGCTGGGGCGCTGGGTCTACGCGTTCTTTCCGTTCTGGGACGGCAAGCTCAACGCGCGTCCCTGGCCGAAGAACAGCAAGCTGACCGACGAGGAGATTGGCCTCCTCAACCGCTACAAGCACCTCGGGCTTCGGAAAGAGAACCTAGCGTTCCGTCGCTTGATGATTGAGACGGATGCCGAGATTCGCCGGCACCCCGACCTGTTCAAGGTGTACTACCCGTTCGACGACGTGTCGTGTTGGATTGCCACCGAGGGCACCGTCTTCCGTTCAGACGTGCTGAAGAAGCATCAGGAGGCCCAGCTCGTCTCGTGGAAGGCGCCGTACATGGAGTACGAGCAGCCCCAGGCGGGAGCGGTCTACGTAATCGGTGCCGACCCTGCGGGCTACGCCGCTCGGGACCACGCCGCGTTCCACGTCTTCAAGGTCTACGCTGACCAGTGGACGCAGGTGGCCTGCTTCGGCGACACGACCGACCCGGTCGACTTCGCCAAGCGCCTGAACAAGGTGGGTCGCAAGTACAACAACGCCCTCGTGGGCGTCGAGTCGAACGGCGTCGGTGTCGCTACGCTCGCTCTGCTCGAGGAGATGAACTACCCGAACTTGTACTACGAGAAGGCGTACAAGCCGGGCATCGCCTCGACGGTGAAGTCAGTCCCCCAGATGCTGTCCTACCTACAGGACGCGCTGATGGACTACATGGTGCTCAACGACGAGGACACGGTCGGCCAGCTCGGCTCGTACCGTGAGGACAAGTCGACCGAGCGGTCGGCATCGTCCGAGCTCCTCGGCTCTGCCACCAAGGGCAAACGGCGTGACCGACATCACTGGGACAAGGTGTCTGCTCTACAGTTGGCTTGTGTGGTCGCGAGGGCTGCGCCCCGCAGGTACCGAGACAACCAAGCCCCCGAGGGCCTAGAGAACGTGGTCCTCTTCCGGGACATGTCCTACGACCAGTTGCAGGAGTACCGGAAGTCTGGTAGCAAGTCGAAGAAGGGTCGACGGGTGCGGGCGCGGTATCCGCGCAGGAGGCGGTGATGGCGAACACGAAAGCAATGGGTGTAGATGTTCCGGGTGGCATGAGGGGGCCGGGAGCAAGTGGGTCAAGGGCCCGCACCGCCGCTGCCGCAGAGAAGGCAATGCGGGCTGCGCGCGAGAAGAGGCGTCCCCAGGCCCCGGAGCTTGATCCGCAGATCACTGCCATGGCCGACATGAATGTCGAGGCAGAGGCCGACGAGATGGACCCCATCAAGATCGAAGGGGTCGCTCCTACGAAGGTCAAGGTCACGGGCATCGACCGCGCCAAGGCAATGGCCCAGTCTGCCCCCGCTGCAAAGACGTTTGGTACTCAGTACCAGGCAATGGAGGGCGGCAAGGTGAGGTTCTCCCCGAAGGGTGACCTCTACGTCTACGAGTACGACCCTAGTACGAAGACGTACACCATCGTGGGCCACCCCCAAGGGAAGGGCGTCGGCGCTACGTTTGGGGCGGACCACCCATCCATCGCAAAGTTCGACGAGTCTCGCATGGCTGCCCAGCAGGAGAGCGGGGCTGCGGAGGAGGCGCCTGCGGAGGCTTCCGACACGTCCCTTCGCTACGGAGAAGGTACGATTGACGACGTAGTCGCTGCGGGACCTTCGGATGGCCCCAAGCTTCGTTACGGAGAGGGTACGATTGACGATGTCGTGGCGGCAGGTCCTTCTGCGGCTCCGACCCGAAGCGCGCAAGGCACTGCCCCCGCTAGGGCCTCTTCGCCGAAGTACGGGGAGGGCACGATTGACGATGTGCTCGAAGCAGGCCCCCTCGTCGGGCCTCGCTACGGAAAGGGCACTATTGACGATGTGGTCGCAGCGGGGCCCCTGGGAGAGGAGTCTTCCGCGCTCTCTGCCCGTGTGCCCGAAGCAGCCCCTCTCATCGAACTGGGGCTTCTGAACGAGGCGGGAGAGTTCGACCAAGCAAGGGCGGCAGTGGCGTTGGCCCGGAGAGACATCACGGCTTCGCAGCTTGAGGACGCGAAGAGGGCACTGCGCGCTGCCGGAATTGCGATTCGTAGCGGGCCTATGGGTGCAGCGGCAGCTCGTCGCGGCGGCCTATCTTCAGGGATGTTGTAAGGGAGTTCAACCGTGGCCCTCACGCCGAAGCAGATTCAGGGCATCCTGAAGACACACCGTACCAAGTCACGCATCGAGAGGCGTGACTGGGACAGGTGGAGGGCCTGGTACGCGGCCGAGTACTGGGGGCAGCGCGACGAGCGCCCCTCGGGCTCGACCGAGATTCTGGAAGAGGAGGATGTGACCTTCCAGACGAACTACCCGTACGCCTACATCGACACGATGATTGCGAACATCTGTCCGCAGAACCCGCAGGTCACCGTCTTAGCTAGGCAGAAGAAGCTCCAGCCGGCTGCCCAGTTCCGCGAGGCCCTCGTCAACGACTGCTTCCGCCGGAACAAGCTCCACCACGTCATGTGGAAGACTGCGACCAACGCGTCCATCTGCGGTCGAGGCCTCCAGAAAGTCGTGTGGAACTTCGAGCGGGAGATGGTCCAGATCTTCGACGTGGACCCCCGCTACATCTTCTTCGACATGTCGGCCGCCAAGTTCGAGGACATCCGCTACCTCGTCGAGGTGACGGTCCTCACAAAGACCGAGTTCAACAAGCGGGCAAAGGCCGAGGACGGTCAGCCCGCGCAGTACGACCCGGCGGTCGCGAAGAAGGCCAACTTCGGGGGCTACCCGACGTGGCTGAAGGACTACGCGCGGGACAACGCGCTGGTCAACGAGGCCAGCCTGGAAGTCTACAAGTGGGTGACCGTCTACGAGGTCTACGACTTCGAGTCGGACAAGTACTTCCACATCCTCGAAGGTGTCGAGGACCCGCTCTTCGAGGGCGAGCTTCCGTACCGCCACGTCCGCAACCCGTTCACGTTGATCACCTTCAACGAGAACATGACGGACCTCGGTGGGCTGTCGGACGTGAAGCTCATCAGCAGCTTGCAGGAGCGCCTCAACGAGATCGACACTCTCGAGCTGTGGCACGCCCACACCTCGACTCCGGTGGCGATGGTCAACACGGCCCTGGTCGACAACCCCGAGGACCTCGTCAGTGCCCTGCGCGAGGCCAACCAGCCGGGCTCCATGATTGCTGTCGAGGGCAAGGCCAACGCGCCTCTCAAAGACATCATCGGGCAGACGCCGACGCCGAGCTTCAGCCCCGAGTTCCGCGAGATGCGGGAGCGGTGCAACCTCGTCATCGAGTTCATCCTGGGCATCCCGCAGTACAGCCGGGGCGTAGTCGGAGTCGCAGATGTTGCCACGGAGGTCGCGCTGGCAGACACGGCGACTCGCACGCGAAACGGGCGCCGCATCAAGATGGTCGAGGACAATGAAGCGGAGCTGGCGAAGAAGGTCATCGAGCTGTACGAAGAGTACCTCCCGCCCGACACGACCCTCCCCATCCGGCTCACGGACAGCCAGGAAGTGCTGGAGGCCACGCGCGAGTCGCTTGCGATGCGCAGTTCCCGCAAGCCGACCGAGCCGCTAGAGTTCGACTACCTGGCCATCCCGTACTCGCCGACCGAGAACCACCGGATGGTCCAGCTCCAGAAGCTCCAGCAGTACATGCCTCTGCTCGTGGGCAACCCGGCTGTCGACCAGTCCAAGCTCATCACGAAGCTCCTCGACCTGCTCGGGATGCGCGACATCGTGGCCCCGCCACAGCCTGCGCAGCCGCCAGGCATGCCAGGAGCCCCCGCCCCCGGCGGAGCCCCCCCAGGTCTTCCCCCCGAGCTCGCAGGGCTCATGGGCGGCGGCATCCCTCCCGCAGCACCGGGGGCACCTGGGGCTGACACCACGGTGACCGGCGCGTTGCCCGAAGGCACCGAGCCTCCTCCCGTTCCTACTCCGATGGGTAGCCTCTGATGGCCCGGGACTACCGGCATGAGTACGACTCGTACCACGGCACGCCCGAGCAGATCAAGAAGCGCCAGATGCGTAACGAAGCCCGTGCGATGATCAAAAAGAAGTACAAGGATAGGCACCTCCGCAAGGGGGATGAGGTCGATCACATCCGGTCTCTTTCCAACGGGGGCACGAACGCCGAGAGCAACTTGCGGGTAGTGTCGCGGCGCGAGAACCGGCGTAAGGGTAGCAAGTAAGGGAGAAACTGATGAAGGACACGAAGAAGACGACAGCTCGACAGGCCATCCCCGAGGGCACAGTCCCAGGACATAAGAAGCCGTTCAGCTTCCGTAAGAAGAAGGGCTCTCCCCTGTCGACGCTCTCCGACCTGCGCGTGAAGGGTGGCAAGACGCTCAAGTCGGCAGGTGAGTGATGCCCCTGTACGACTTCCGCTGTAACGGCGGCTGTGGCTACTTCGCTGACATGTTCATCCCGCTGGCCGACATCGACAACGCTGTCTGTCCCGAGTGCCAGGCGGGCATCACCATCCGCATTGGGGCCGTCATGACGATTGGCCCGATGCCCTCAAAGCCGCTCAAGATCAGTCAGGTCGGCCGCTCGTTCGAGTCCGCGTCCGAATACCGCGACTACCAGCGTCAGAACCCCGACTGCGCCATCATCGACGCCGGCTCGTCGGAATGGCGCAAGCACGTCGACACAGCTCGTGAGAAGGCAGAGAAAACTGCCAAGCGCAGGGGCTACCGCGACCTCGCCGATCAGCATCAGAAGCGTGGGCTGGAGCGGAGAAAGGAGCGCGGAGAGGTTGACGTAAAAGTTTACGTCTAGTAGTCAAGCCTTGAGAGGTGCCGTGTGCCCATGATGAACGAGCTGCTCGAGAAGCTACAAGAGAGCCCCCCACAGTCCGAAGAGGAGCTGGAGCAGATCCTCGGCGAGACGGGCTACGACCTTGTGCCGACCGAGCCGACGGCGCCCGAGGGCGACGACATGGGCGGCGACGACATGGGCGACATGTCGGAGAAGGACGAGGACGAGGACGAGGACGAGGAGAAGGGCGAGGACGAGGAGATGGAGATGAAGGAGGAAGACGAAGAGCTTCCCCCTCCTCCGATGAAGATGCCCGGCAAGGGCGCTCCTACTCGCGTCGAGCTCTCGGTCATGCGTCTCGGCGCCGCGAAGAAGGCTCTTGATGGCAAGGGCAAGAAGAAGAACATGAAGGGAGGAATGTATGGCTGAAGAGGTCGAGGCGGGGGTTGCGCCCGCGCCAGCATCAGCGTCCGAGTCTGAAGCTGTGGGTAGTGCATCTGATGCTTCCGTAGATGACTCCCTTTCTACGGAAAGCGAGGCGCAACCTACCGCCTCCTTCGACTGGGACGGCTGGGACGGCGAAGTCGACACTCTTCCCGAAGGCGCCCGTGAGTGGGCCGAGCCTTTCAAGACCCACTACAGCAAGGGGCTTGAGACGCAGCTCACTGAAGTCGAGGAGCTGAAGAAGCTCTACGACGGGCTCCTGGCAGGGCACACGGACCCTCGCCTCGAGCAGATGCAGACCAAGATCAAGGAGATGGAGGAACTTCACGGGAAGTCCAGCTCCGAGTGGGAAACGAAGTACGCCGAACTGGAGAAGACGTACAACGAGTACCACCAGCAGGTCGAAGCCGCGATCGACAAAGAAGCCGAAGAGTACGCCCAGTGGTTCCAACAGGAGAACACGGACCTCTTCGAGAACGAGACCCTAGCCGAAGTATTCGTCGGGCTTCTGGACGAAGGCTGGGAGATGGAGACGGCGGCCGAGGCCGCACGTCTTCCTGCGCCGCTGTTGCAGGCGGCACGGCAAGCGAAGGCGGATGGCGTCCCTGACGCATACGCGCTGCGCATTGTTGGCCAGGCGAAGAGCCCGGCTGCTCCGCGACCAGGGGCAAAGCTGACTGCGGGGGCTACGGTTCCTGCTCGTTCCCGCGAACAGGCAATGCTTCCCGAGAAGGTGCAGCCGACCTCGTTCCAGGATCTTCGCAACCAAGTCGCGCGACTAGCGCTGAAGAGGACTAGCTAATGGCTATTTCCCCTGACGTTCTGGCGACTGCTCTCAACGAGCTGATGCCGGCGTACTCCGAGCTCTTCGTCAAGTGGCACCCGCTGCTCGACAACATCCTCAAGGGTGGCAACATGGACCGCGCGGCTCTCAAGGGCCCGAAGCGCGAGTTCGCCGTCGTCACCGACGGCCCTGGTACGGTCACGCATGTGCAGACCGGTACCGAGGTCATCGCTGGCGGTCGTACCCAGAACGCCCACCGAGGCAACGTGGTTGCACCGCGCCTCATCTACGCGTTCGACGTGCCTGGCAAGGACCTGGCTGAGGCCAACGGCGAGATGGACCTCGCCCGCATCCTTCAGCACTACCCGGAGTTGGCCCTGGCCGACTTCCACGAGCGCATCGCCAAGCAGCTCGGAACCGGCAACGGCTCGGGCGTCGGCTCGTTCGTCACGATGAACGGCAACACGTCGTTCAACCCGGACGGCACCGCGCGTGACGGCCTGTTCGAGTTCACCGCCCTCGGGTCGCAGACCAACGAGGTTCACGGTCTTCTCAGCCAGGGCGCCGCTAGCGGCATCACGGGCTGGGGCAACCAGTACGAGGACGTGTCGTCGTTCGCGACGAACGGCCGTACCCGTCTCCGCAAGGCGTACTTCGCCGCCAGCCGCCAGGGCAAGACGCTCGGCCCCGTCGACCTGATGATCGGCGACGAGCAGTCCTACCTCAACTACATCGAGGACCTCGACGATCAGGTCCGCGTGGTCAAGGTCGAGGGCGACAAGGCTCCGGGCAACGTCCGTCAGGGCATCAAGTTCCTCGACGCCGACTTCTACCTCGACGACGCCATCGACATCACCGCGTCCCAGTACACGTCGGCGGACAGGTCGACTGACGCGGGCAAGGACGGCGTCATCTACGGGTTCAAGACCCCGACGTGGTACCTGTTCACCCTCGGCCACGACGCGAGCCGTGAGACCAAGGGCGACTTCGCCGTTCGTGGTCCGTTCCGTATTCCGGACCAGGACCTCTACCGCTACGAGATCGTCCTGATGATGGGTATGCACACGACCCAGCGTCGGGCCAACTTCGCCGTCACCGGCTGCGCCACGCCGTAGGAGGCCATCATGGGATTCACCGCTGCGGGCATTAGCCCCACCACCGTCACGTCCGAGTCGTCTGCTGGTGCGGATGACGCCAGCCAACTCGCACCCTTGGGCTTTGTTCTTACCGTCCCTGACGGTGACAACGGGTCTCAGGAGTGGATCTACGTCAAGAACACTGACGCCGCTGACATGAACGTTGTCGGTACTGTCGTGGGGCGGGCCGCCGGTTCTGCTACCTACCAAGTCATCACCTGCCCTGTCAGCGAGACTACGGCGCGAGTCGTGGGCGTTGTTCAGCACACCATTGGTCGGAACGGCTTCGGCTTTGTTCTGCGCAAGGGCGTGGGCACCATTCTCTGCGATACCGGTTTCAGTGCAAACTCGGGGCTTATCGTGGGTAATGGTACGCCGGGTCGTGCAGACGCGGGTACGGCTTTGACCTCCCCGACGTTTGCTTACTCCCTGGCCGCCATCGCTACGGGTGAGACGGGCTCTGCTTTCATCAACTGCAAGGGCTGATTGATGGCCGTCACCTCCGCGAGTGTTTCCGTCAACGCCGAGGCCAATCTGGGTTCCACGCTCGAGGTTCAGTTCTCGGCGCGTGGTCCCCAGACCTGGGTGTACGTCCTCAATGAGGGCTCGACGAACCTCGCGGCAGGTGAGGTTGTCATCCGCAACACCACGTCGACCGAGTACAAGGTGATTGTCGCGCCTGCGGCGTCGATCACCCTTGGGCTCCGCGTGATTGGGATTGCCCAGCACGCCATTCCTGCCGGCTCCTACGGGTACGTTCTCCGTAGGGGTATCGGCACCGTCAAGATCGGCTCGGGCGCGGGTGTGTCCGATGTCGACACCTTGACCTCGGGAGGGGCCGAGGCCGGTACCCTTCTCGTCAAGGCCAACTCGGCGGCCGGTGCCGCCGGCATGATTGCATTGGCCGTGCAGAACATCGCCGCCAGCGGTACAGGACTCGCGTTCATCGACTGTCGGGGGTAGCCATGAACTTGACCGAGATCCGGGCCGCGATGTTTGCGCAGGCGGATTGGTCACCCGAGCAGTCTGAAGAAGCCGTCGGCCGCATCAATGGCTTCATCAACCGGGCCTATAACCAGTTGGCTCTCGAAGCGCCGTTCCTGTTCTTCGAGGACAAGATGCGCGTGGCTGTGGAGCCCGACGAGAAGTCGGCATCCGACTTCGACACGCTCCAGTTGCTGGGCGACAACGACCTCGCGTCCCCCGCTGTCGACCCATGGTCGTTCGTGACGACGTACACGAAGACCGCCGCCGAGGCGGACACCGACGGGCTCTACACCACGACGTGGAAGACTGATCGCTCGTGGGACGGGCGCACTATTGAGTTCGAGACTTCTGACGGCACCAAGGTGCGCAACAGGATTCGCACCATCTGGTACGACAGCTCGGACGACAAGTACAAGCTGACGGTCGTGCATCCGTGGGACTGGCCAAACCGGGGCGCAGGTTCATCGACGACGGGCTTCAAGTGGCGCATCTACACCGAGGAATACCCGTTTCCCGATGACATCATCAAGATGCGCTCGATGCGGCTGTTCAACAACACGCAGCAGTACCCCATTGACGTGATGGGCCAGGACGAGGCCGAGGAGCGCACGCTCGTCGGGCCGCGAGCTCAAGTCGCCTCGGGCATTCCACGCATCGCATTCCGGCGCGAGCACTTCCAGCTCGAGGGACCAGGGACCGCTCCGTTCGTCGAGAAGGCGCCGGACACGACGCTGGTTGGTCCCAACAACTCGCCCACACCGACGTACCCGTGGAACGGTCCCGAGAAGCCCGGCGAGTTCCAGTACATCGTGACGTACACCTGGGGCAAGCGGGACGCCGACTTCCGCCTGCCAGGGCTCGCCAAGTGGGACACCTACGCAGGAGCCTGGACGAACACGGGGCAGACCATCGCACAAGCGCCGGGCAACGAGCCGGCGAACAACCGCGTGCGAGAGCCCCGCTACGAGTCGGCTCCAAGCCCTGCATCAGGCACGCAGCCCGTTGAGTTCTTTGACGAGACCGATAAGACGAAGGGCTACACGGCCATCAAGGTGCGGGTGCCCAACATCGAGTACGCGCTTGGCTTCCTGACCGAGCACCCCTCGGGCTCCCCCTCGGGCAAGCGCGTGTCGCAGCACCAGAGCGGCATTCACGTTCGCATCTACCGCAAGCGCGTCTCGGTGTTCGATGACATCCCCGAAGACCCGTATCAGGACATGGCGTACGCCGCGAAGGGCATCGTCGGTGGCAAGGCCGTCATCGACAACAAAGACAAGTTCTACCTGCTGGCCGAGCTGCGGGTCGACGAGGTCAACCGGGGCGTCTTCATCGATGACGGGCAGTACATTCCCGACCGGTCACGGCCGCTTCGTGATGTTCACGGGTACCAGCAGTACGCGCTCTACCCGCGCCCTGACCAGCGGTACGAGATGGACGTGCGCTGTGTGCGCCGGCCGCAGAAGCTCGATGCCGAGCAGGACGTGCCTCGCATCCATGCCGAGGCTGTGAACGTGCTCATCACGAGGGCGATGTCGTACCTCTACGAGAGCATGGGCAACCTACAAGCGTCTCAACTCATGCTGGGTCGCTACATGGAGTTGCTCGAGACACTGTCGAAGCGGTATGGTGACCTTCGGCCGTCCGCAGTTCCCATCCTGCGGCGGATGTCGCGGGCTCGGTTCTCGTACCGCTCACGCGACAACTACCGGAAGTGGTACAAGACACCGTAAGGGAGAACCCATGCCTAGCGACCGACCCCCTATGATCTGCGGCGGCATCTACGAGTACATCGACTACCGCAAGGTGAAGGTCGAGGCGACGCTGGTGAGCAAGGAAACGCTCCCCGACGGCACCCAGCAGGGCACTCTCCTTCGGCACGGGCACGCGCCCGAGCTCGTCTCATACGAGAGCGACAGGTGGCAGAAGCTCACGTTGTCGGGGCGCCCTGCCTCTCCACGCGTGGGACGGCCGCGTAAGGAGGGCTAGTGGGCAACCCCACGAACGCAGCGAACGTCGGGCCGCTCATCCTTCGTGTCCAGGCTGACGGCCTGTTCAACGCGAACGACGTGGCCCAGCGCATCGTCAACATGCGCTACAGCGAAGAGCAGACGCTGCACTCCATCGTGGGGCCCACAGCCTACGTGCCAGACAAGGTGACAGGTCTGCGCCCGTCGTCGCGTGGGCAGCCTGTCGACGCACCCGTCTTCCTTCCAGGGAATGAACTCGACGCGACCGAGCCGCACTACGGCTTCCGACAGCACGGGCTCTTCCACACCGTGATGCCCTCGGGGAAGGAGCTGCTGCTCCTCCACACGGGCAACGAGATGTGGGAGTGGCGAGGCTGGCAGCGCAACTGGCGGAAGTTGATCAGCCCGACAGCCGGGGCGCACGGCATCGTTGGTGACCTGCCCGACAAGCCCCAGTCAGACTTTCCGACGCAGTTCGTCTACACGGGCAATGGCGTCGTCATTATCCCCCAGCAGGGCCAAGCGTACTTCTACGACGGTGCCTACATCGCCCCGCTGGGCTTTTCCCAGACGCCCTCGAGCCCGACAGCCCGAGGCCCTGACAGCTCTTCGGAAGAGTTCAGAGCGCAGAAGAAGAGCATCAACGACACGGGCTACGCGCATACCAGCTCGTACAACGGGGCGACGTTGGTCAACGTCACAACAGTGCAGGGAACAGCCGACGAGCTCGTCGCGACAGCCATGACGGAGGGCTTCGGCCCGTGCCGCCTCGGTACAATTCAGGTCATTCCCGTCACAAACCCTGAAGAGCTGGAGAACGTGGCTACGGGCTGGATGCGGGCGGGGGAGTGGCGCTGCGCTGTGCAGTACGTCGACCGCTGGGGCAACCTGTCACCCGCGTCGGCCCCGAGTAGCTCGGTGACGGTGGACGTGTGCCCAGCTGTGCTGCCTCAAGTGGAGTACGCGGAGCAGATTGTACCGGAGATCACTTCGACCAACCTGCTCCCGAGCACAGTGCGCGTGCAGATCAAGTGGGAAGGCATCTCGGTCGGCCCTGAACATTGCATAGGACGCATCCTGTACCGGACGAAGGACACACAGAACACGGGGGACAACACCCTGTATTACCTGTCGCAGAACGCGCTGTCGGTGCCCGAGTACGCCACCATCCCCGACAACGTCGTCACGGACTTTCCCGACAACATCCCTGATACCTGGCTGGGTGACCCCCTAGAGCAGTACCTCGCGGTGCCCGAGTTCCGACTGGCCACGATGGCTCTCGGGCGACTGTGGATTGGGAACTTCGTTGGGGGGCCTTCGACCGTGCGCCCCAGCGAGCCGGGCTTCTGGGGCACGTTCAAGGCAGGCAATGACCTGACGCCTGACCCGACCTCTGAAGTCACGGGCATGGTGGGCGTCAACGAGGGGCTGCTGGTCTGTACGGCGGCTTCCTCGTTCCTCGTGACCTCCTCGGACGACGGGCAGGGCTTCAAGTACGCACCGCTCTCGAAGACGGTCGGGTGTGCTGCCCCGAGCAGCATGGTGACGCTGCCCAACGGGCCGACCATCTTCCTCGGTCGCGACGGCTTCTACTTGTACGAGGGAGGCCAACTCCAGTTCGTGTCGCCCGAGCTGCGTCGTACGCTCAAGCGGCTCACGTACGCACGCCTCAAGCAGGCCGTGGCCGCGTACGACCCTCGGAGCCGCGAGTACCGCTGCTGGGTGAGCCTCGACGGCTCCGAGCGCAACAACCGGTGCTTCGTGTACGGGCCGAGCC